ATTTTTCATAGTGATTGATTTTTTGGGTTTAAATAAACTTGACTACTATAATTATCTGTGATACAGTTTATAATTAGTCATCATAATTCAAGCTAAACTAAACAAGTTAATAAAAAGAGAGATGCACCTAAGTACACCTCTCTATATTATATCTGAACTCTAGACTATACTAAGTCTCCTGCTTGAGCTGGTGCAGATTCCTCTACTTCAACTTCAAACTCTGACCAGTCTCCTCTAGAAGCTGTCACTGCTTGTCTTTGAATACAAGATTGAGCCAATAAGGCTTTTTCTCCACTCTTAAGAGTTACCTCTGATACTTCAATATCAACAGTTTCTCCTTTAGCTGGGATATAATCCTTAGCTCTCAAAGAAAGTGATAATCCGTGATTAGTAGCCTCTTGGAATTTACCTTCACGTAAAAGACCTTTAGCCTCTTCCATCTGGTAAGCATTCATAATATTGAAATTAGCAATAGCAATGGTGTCACCTTTAGCATAAGGATTAACGTTAGTTACCTTAACTGTGTACTTACCTGCTAATGAAATTACTGCTTTGGATTTAAGTATCCCTACTGCATCTGAATGTGTCATAATGTTACGTATTAAATTGTGTATAAATATTGTATGTACTGTTGAGTTTTTCCCAACAGCTAAAAGAGCTGAATAAAGTAAAGGTTAAGCTATAGATAGTATAGATGTGAATCAGTATGTCACTTTCTGAGTACTATATGTAGAGCTATAATGCAACTTTAGTAGAACTGTTAAGACAGTTTGTATAATACTAAAGTCGCTTTACAAAATCAGCGGGGGGATTTCCCCTCAAAATTGTGAAGGGGTATGATTCAATAGTTACTCCCCACACTGAATTCCAAAAATATATTTTAAATTTTCCCAAATTAGAATTTCAAAAAAATTTTAAAAAAATTCCCAAATACCTATGTAGTTCCCTAGTTATTACTAACTTAGCTCTATGGAAAGAAAAGAAGTTATTGAGCTATTGCTTAACAAAAGACAAGAAAATACCCTAGTTATTAAAACAGGAGAAAGAGGTGCACACAGTTTATTTAAACCTCTAAGAGAAAGTAAAGTACTTAAGGTGGAATATGATACTACTAATACTATAAGTATCTGGAGAGATGGAGGAGTAATTGCTACTTTAGTAGTAGACCCTTTTCAAGATGATAGAAGATACAATAAAAGGGTACATCCTGCAGGAGGAGTATCAGAATCTTATGTGTATTATCTTTATACTAGAGTAGAATAATTTACTATCTTTACACCTAATCAAAAACAAAGATTATGAAAAGATTTAAAGAGTTCTTCTCCCCAGTAGTAGGAGGAAATTATGATGGTTATACTTTTAAGGAGTTCTTCTTGAGTTGGCAAAGACTAGGTTTAATGAGTATACTTATAGTAGGAATGCTTATTGTCCTATTTCACATTAATGAGTTTGAATACTCTATGAGTGCTTTCTGGTTCTTAGAGATTTTCTTATTTAGTATATTATGTATAGTAATCTATAAAGGAGTCTTACAGCATTGGAGTGATATGAAAAACCATACATCAAGATGATTGGAGTACTAATATTTATATCTCTAGCAGGAATATGTGATGCTATTATGGATACTTTAGCTCATCACTATAGTGTAAGTATGTTTAAGAACTTTAATCCTTACTTTTGGAATCCTGATGTTTCCTGGTTATCTAAGTATAAAGAGAAAGACCCAGCACAAGGAAGAGTTAAATGGGCCATATTAGGGCTAGAAATAAATAAGCCTGTGTCTTTTACTGATGCTTGGCATCTATTTAAGAGACTTAAGATTACTTTTTGGTGTATAGCTATTGGTATTCTTACTAATTGGTGGTGGATTCTTATAGTAGCAGTACTTAGAAACTTCTCTTTTCACGTTTGTTACAAGTGGTTACTACTAGATAAAGGTAGAAGATGTAAAAAGTTTAAAGAATTCTTCCAAAAGATTTGGTGGAAGCTAATAATTGTGTATATTTGCGTCATCAACAAGTTTAAGAAATGAAAACATTAATAGCAAATAATTTACCTCAACCTTTCCAGTTCACCAACTGGAGGGATTTGCTATGAATTTTAAATTGAAACTTTTTGTTACACTTTTTTCATATATGAAAGCCTTCTTATTAATTTAAGGAGGCTTTTTTGTTATATCTAGAAGCGAAGTTGGTTCATGCCTACCTTGGTAGTAGGAGTACTTAGGTTCAAATCCTAACTTCTAGACAATGGAGATATAGCTGAGTTGGCCTAGCACTGGACTGAAAATCCAGGGACACAAGTTCAAATCTTGTTATCTCCACTTATTTTGGAATCGTCTAATTGGCAGGACACCTAGTTTTGGGCTAGGAAATGGAGGTTCAAGCCCTTCTTCCAAAACTATATTATATAAGCTGTAGAGATTATATTTGCATTTATAATCTATATGACTTATATTTGTACTTTAAACTTCAGTAACCTAATAAAAGATGGAAGACTGTTGGACCAGCTAGTACATCATTTAGATGTAAGTTAAAAATCATGGAAATTGAGGTACAGGTTCCTGTTCTGCAAGACGAAAGCTCTGCAGTTTGTGGTGGTGAAATCAAAAATACACGGGGAGATAAGGTATTTAAATTAAAAACATGAGTAAGTATAAGATTCAAAACTATAGGTGTTACACTGGAGATAGGTTTATAAGAGTGTGGTTTTATAAATGGTACTTTGATTTCCTCTACTTTAAAGGGAAACATCATTAAAATGTAATTATGTGGAAGAAATTCCACTTTTTTTTGTCCAAAAAGTAATTATTTAATATAACATTACTTGTAGTAACAGAAATTATTATTACATTTGTAGAAAATAGAGAGATGAAGAAGGAATTTGGATTAACACTTACAGAAAGAGAGTTCTTTAGAGCTTATGTAGAGATGTTAAAGCCTTTTCTTAAAAGGATTAGAGATAGAGAGGCAGATGTATTTGCTGAATTGATTTTTTGGAATTATAAGAAGAGAGACATTAAAAATAAGAATGATAGATTTAAGCTTATTATGGATGCAGATTGTAGAAGACAAATAGAAGAGAAACTAGGAGTATCTACTGCAATCTTTAGAAATGCATTAACTGGATTAAGAGGAAGAGGGTTATTACTAGATGATAACACTATTAATGATGTGTACTTAGTAACTCCAGAGAAAAAGGTCACATTAAGTTTTGTATTTAATATAATTAATGAAGCTAAGAGTAATGGATGAGTATGAAGATGATTTAGAGTTTGATTTACCTGAATTGGATAAAGAGGATGTAAAGAAAGCACAATTAGAAGCAGAAAAAGATATTAAGAAGGAAACAGATGGAACAATACCAACAGTTAAATCACCTACTAGAAGATTATCTCAATGCTCTGCACACCATAGAGATATGGAGTCAGAGATATCCTAATTACACTACTAGTGTTAATATAACTATAGCTCCTCCTGGAGGATTTCATACATTAGAAATAATATGCAAAAAAGAGTAAATAACATAATTAAAGAGATAGCAGCGGAGTATAACTTGTCAGTAGAGGTAGTGAAGGCGATAACTGATTCTCAGTTTGAGTGTGCTAGGGAAAACACTAAGAAGGGAGAAGCTGACCTCCCTGCTACTTTTCTTAATGTAAGATTTAAACACTTAGGGCTATTAGTAGCTAAACCTAGTAAAATTAAAAAGATAACAGATGGTAGAAATTCAAGAATTAGTCCTGACACGGATATCAGTCCTACAGGATGAAGTAGCAGATACTACAGAGATAATAGAAAGTAAAGTAGCTATACACCCATTAGACATATCCTTTTTGGATGAGTATATTGGACCTATACTAGATACTTCAAAGAAAGATGTAATAAACATCTACCTATACACAGGAGATGTAATAGTAGTAAGGGGTAAACTTAAAGACCTACTACTTGAGATAAATAAAAGAAGAGCTAAGATAAAGAGCTCTGAGTTTTTTAGAAAGGGAAATTAATAAATAAATAAAGATGGTAGAAGAGCAGAATTATAAAGTAAAGGTATATGTAACACATGGTTACTTTGAATACGAAGTATCTGAAATGGCTAGTGCATTAGAACACGGAGAACTAATAATGAAAAAAGGTGTATACAGAAGAAGTAGAAAAGATGGGGGAGTTGAGTTCCATAAAGTAGTTAAAGTAAAAATAGAAGGAGAAGGATTAGCTTCTGAATACCCTGACACATTTAAAAGGACATAAAAAATAAATAATATGAATAAGAGAGAAGAAATGAAGAGTTACACTGGTACTAAGACTGTACTAGCTACTCCAATGACAAGAAAAGAATATGTAACTTATAGAGGTTGGGAAATGCCAGCTAATGAAGACCCAAATGAACCAGTATATTTAGTAGAGTATGCAGTAGAACCTGATACAGTACCAAATCACCCTGACCATTTAGGTTATATTACTATGAGTCCAGCTACAGTGTTTGAGAAGTATTACAAAGGACAAGACTCATTCTATGATAGACTACTTGTAGAGACACAGGAATTAGCAGAAAAGACTAATAAATTAAATGATTTTATGCGTACTACTAATTTCGTAAAATTAGACCGTGAAAATAAAGATTTATTATACATACAGTCTAGATTAATGAATGAGTATGTACAGGTACTAGGAAGAAGATTAGAAATATTAGGAGGAGAGTTTAAATTTAAAAAATAAAAGAGATGAGTGAAGTAACAGAATTAACAACAGACGCAGACATTTTACCTAAGCCTTTGGCTAACTATGTCATTATAGCTAACCCTATCTATGGTAAAACAGATAGTATGGAAGGAGATATGGCTAAACTAGCTCCAAAGGAAAGAGAGGAGTTTATGAAGCATAACCTTTATGACATATGGCAAGATTCACTTATACTAGGTGTAGGAGATGGAGTTGTAGGTCTAGTAGAAGGAGATAGAGCAATTACTACTCCAACATTAGCAGCATCTGGTGTTGTTATATTGAAAGAGAAGTATTTAATGATTAGAGAAAGTAGCTTCATAGGGAAATGGTAAGAGAGACATGTGAGGTAATTAAGGGAAAGGAAGTACAAGATAAGTTATTAGCAGGTAGTGAAACTATCTTTAATGCTGTGAGTACAACCTTTGGTCCTTTTGGGAGAAATGTAGCAATCACTAAAGTATTTAATGATGCTCATATCACAAAAGATGGAGTAACAGTAGCACAAAGTGTTAATTTAGAAGACCCAGTAGAGAATGTAGCAGCTCAAGTAATTAGACAAGCTGCAGCAAAGACTGCTGAGATAGCAGGAGATGGTACTACATCTACTACGATACTAACTAGATTTCTGGTAGAACACGGATTCAATACACTTAATAGTAACAAGACACTTAGTACTACTCAAGTTAAGAACTCAATGAATAAGATAGTAGAATCACTACTTAAACATTTAGATGATAACTTGATTAAACAAATAGGCTTAGATGATATCAAGTCTGTAGCTATGGTAGCTTGTAATGGAGATGAGTACATTGCTAATCTAGTAACTAAAGCTTTTCAGACTATTGGAGTAGATGGTATTGTATCTGTGTTTGATTCTAGGTCTTATGATACTACACTTGATGCTACAGAAGGTATTAGGATTGATAGAAGTCATATAACACCTATATTAGGAGAAGGTAAGATTAAAGTAGACCACAAAAACTGTAGAATTTTAACTATGGACTTAAAGATTACTACAGCAACTGATGCAGTAGAGATAGTTAAGTTACAAGAAGCTTGTGGTGGACCATTACTTATCATATGTGAAGACATCACTGAACAAGCTGCATCTACTATTGCTTATAACAATGAGACTAATGGTACTATGATTGAAATCATTAGAGCTCCGTTTATAGCTGATGCTAGAACAGAAGCTTTACAAGATTTAGCTATTGCTACAGGTTCAGTGTTTGTATCTAGAAAGAAAGGTTATGGTATGAGAGATATCACTACTGGAATGTTAGGTATGTCAGATGCTGTAACTATTACGCTTCAAGAGACTACTATTATTGGTAGACTAGGAGAAAAAGAAGCTATAGCCGACAGAGTTAAGTACTACCAGGAGAAGATATCAGATGATAAGGAAGGATTAGCTGCTAACTATAAAAAGAGATTGGCTATGTTGTCTGCAGGTGCAGCTATCATCTATGTAGGTGGTGCTAATGAAGCGGAAGTTAAAGAGAAGAAAGATAGACTAGATGACACTATTAGAGCCGTTAAAAGTGCTCTAGACCAAGGAGTAGTTAAAGGTGGATGTATTGCTTATGAGACATTAGTACACGAAGGTAAGAAGATGTTTACTGAAGATGAGGTAGCTTATCCTATTATCTTCAACAGTATGAGTATGTTATGGACTACTCTATGTGAGAATGGTGAATTAGATGAAGGAGAAGCTTCATTGTTAAAACTAGAACTAGTAGAGAATAGTATAGCAGACCCAGCACTTGTAATTAAGTCAACTATAATAAACGCTGTTAGTGCAGCAAACATGTTATTTACTACAGACTGTGTAGTTATTAAAAAAGAAATGTAATGGAAGAAGGAAAAGAAGTAAACGGAGCAACTGCATTGTTTAACAATATGATGAACAGAATCAGTAAAGATGGCCTACGTGTCATTGCTTTATGTGAAAACAGTGAAGGAAGAATGATTATGTTAGGACTAATGGAGTATATGAATAACCAAAGTACTAGTATCCTAAAACAAATTAATTTAGAGAAGGAAGCTAAGTTAGTAGCTATAGAAGGGGGAACTGAAGACATTCCTGAAGGAATGCTAAGTAAGATGAGCCCAGTATCAGAATTGTTGGATGGAGAAAAAATGAAATAAGATGAGTCAGAATAGTTTAAGTAGAAATTGGAATGTAGAGGAGAATTACTGGTTGTTAAACCCTGCAATGACTAGCATTAAACTATTCCGTGAATTAAAGAACTCAGATAAAAGTAAGAACAAGGATAAGTCAAGTAAACTTATGTGGGCTATTGCTCTACATTGTGACCCACATGAGAATAACCCTTGGAAGAACACTTCTAGAGCTGATAAAAAAGAACTTATAGCATTTGAATACTTAGAAAATGAAAAATTTGATTGGACTGATGACAGTGTAGTTAAACTTATAGATGAGTATGATGCTAAATGCTTATCTATTGCTGAGAGAGAGTTAGTAGAGTTAGAGGATAAAGTAAAAGATAGGTCTAGATTTATGAAAGGTACTAGTTATAGTTTAGATACTTATAATGAAGACACAGGAAGACTATTAAAGGGTACTGCAGACCAACTGGATAAGATGATGCTTAATACTAGTAAAATCTATGACCAGTTTGATACTATCAGAGATAAGATGTCCAAAGAGAAAGCAGCAGGACAATTAAGAGGTGGTGCAGCAGAATCAGCATCAGAAGCAGGACTTATATAATATGGAAGATATAGTAATAGTAGTAGATAATAGTAACTATAAAAGCAGTTATGCTGAAGCAGTTCCATATAAATGCAAAGTGATTCATGTATATGATAATGAAGTACTAGTAAAATCTATTAGTACAGGGAAAGAGTATGACCTCTATCATCACCAAGTATTGGAATTTATGGATATAGAAGATATTACTAAGTTAATAGATATTAAGAAGTACGGAACATAATATGGCGTTTGTAAAGATAAATAAGAGAGAGAACTTCCTAATATCAGAAGTACCTCAACTACATCCTGCATCTATCAACTACTTAAAGTATTGGCAGATTCACAAGAAGAGATGTATTGAAGGGCTATGGTCTGTAGATAGTCAAGATGCTGATGTTAATATAGATGGTAATCTAGATGACAAAACTAAAAGCATTAAAGGTAACTGGAGATGGATGCCTGCTAACTTATATTTCTACGTAAATTATGGAACTATAGAGCATAATCCTGATGATGAGGATGCAGATGAGACTGCTCCTAAAGTTAAGATGAGACCACATCTAAGGGATTTTGAATGGGAATTCTTTTACAATTGGATTGAAGCTAGAGGTTTCTCTGGGTTTGAGGATGATGAAGAAGTATCCTGTGATAGAAGAATACCTGAGTATATTAAGGCTGTATCTAAAAACAATCATAAGAAAGCTGCTAGGATTAAGAGAAGAATGAGGTCTAATTGTTATAGACCAGATGGAGAACTTAAGCAGTATGAATCAGCTAGAACTTATTTACGTAAACTACACCCTAAATCTTTAGGTGTAGCATTATTTGGTAATGAGGCAAGAAACTTATTCCTATTAGGAGCAAGGGGTGGAGGTAAATCCTACTTAGTAGGTATTGGAGTATTACTACATGAATTCTTATTTGATGGTGTAAAGAGATACACAGAAGAATCTAGAAAGAATCCACCTAGAGCACAGATTTGTTTAGGTGCAGCATTGTCTTCTAAATCTGCAGAGATTTTAGAGAAGTTTATGATTGGGTATAATAACTTACCTGGGGAGTATGGATTAGGTACTGCAGACTATAAACCTGCACCACTTAGGAAAACTACTTCAGGTTCTTTAGCACCTAACAACGTAAAGAACCCTTTTAAAGCTGAATATGAAAGTAAAGAAGGGCATGAATGGATAACTAAAGGTTCAGGTACATCACTTAAACACGTTATTTATACTACTGAGAATCCTGAAGCTGCAGCAGGGGGACGTTATACAGTAATGGGAGTAGAGGAAGTTGGATTACTAGGTAATGTATTAGCAGTACACGGTTCTAATGATGCATGTCAGATGAAAGATGGTACTGTTAAATTTGGTAGTTCTGTTTACATTGGTACTGGTGGTAACGTAGAGAAAATTCAAGAAGCAGAGATTATATTTAGAGACCCTAAAGGATTTAACTTCTTAGCATTTGAAGATGAGTGGGAAGGTAGTGCACCTACTGGATGGTTTGTACCTGCTTACTATATGGATGGTAACTACAAGGATGAACAAGGAAATACTTTAGTAGAAGAGGCTATAGAATCTTATGAGGAAAGAAGGGAAGAAAAAAGAAAGTCTAAGGATTCTTCTGCACTATCTTCAGAGATGATGAACTACCCACTCAAGCCTTCAGAGATGTTCTTGAATGCTAAAGGAAGTATGTTCCCACAAGCTATGATTAAAGCACATCTTGCTGATATTCAGGCTAATCCACATAAGTATACTGATACTAATTACTATGTAGACCTACAATGGGATGCAGATGGAGAACTAAAAATTACTCACGTAGATGGTAATGCTGTAGAGAAGGATTGGCCAATTAAAGATAATAAAGGTAGACCTGGAGTTATAGAGCTCTATGAAATGCCTAAAAGAAATGGTGAAAATCAAATAGCTAAAGGCAGATACCTACAAGGTACAGATACATATGATGATGATGAATCTGTAACTACCTCATTAGGTTCTACTTGGATACTAGATTCTTGGACAGATAGATTAGTTACTGAGTATACAGGACGTAGAGGTACTAAGGAATTCTATGAGATAACTAGGAAACTAAACATTTTCTTTAGAGCAGAACACAACTATGAGCAAAATAAGAAAGGATTATATACATATTATGAGCAGAAAAATAGTACTCATTGGTTATGTGATACTCCAGAATCTCTTAAAGATGTTGCAGATATTACTATAAGTAAAATTGGTAACAAAAGAAAAGGTACTACTGCAAGTAAACCTATTAATGCACACGGATTAAGACTTATCTTAGATTGGTTACTTACTCCTGCATATGGTAAAGAGAATACCGAGATACTTAACTTACACACTATTAAGAGTATAGGACTACTTAAAGAATTACTAAATTATAATAAAGACGGTAACTTTGATAGAGTATCTGCGTTAATTATGTTAATGATACTTAAAGAAGAGAAAGTTAAGTTTATAGAGAGAGCTCAGAAACAGAAAGTTAATGATATGGCTACTGACCCTTTCTTTGACCAATTTAATGTTACACCTAAAGCAGGTAAAAACTTTAATTTCAATTTGTAATTTAATTTTACTATCTTTGCTAGATATATTATACCTATGTTAAATAACGGCAACAACACACAATTTCCAGCACAAAAGAAATCTACATCTAGTAAAACTCCTAAGTGGAGAAAAGAATGTGTAGATGGAGCAGAAGCTCTAGCTATCTGGGGAAATGATACTTTAAGACAATCATATTACAATAAGAAAATTAATTTTGACTTATATTCTGATATACTAGACCAAACTGATGTAGAGAGAACTTGTAATCCTCATGGATTAGGAGGACTTACTGCACCTGCTAAGATGCAGAACTACCCTATATGTAATCCTAAGATTGATTTACTTGTTGGAGAATCTATTAAAAGAAGATTTGATTTCAAAGTAAGAGTTATTAACGCTGATGCTATATCTGAGAAAGAGGAAGAACTTAAAGGTAAATTAATACAAATAATTACTGAAGACATCAAGAATGACTCTAGCTCTGAAGAAGAGATGGCAGAAAAGATGAAGAAGTTTCAAAACTATGTTGATTTTGATTATCAATCTGCTAGAGAAAGAGTAGGTACACAGATACTTACTTACTTATACAAGCACTTAAGATTAGATACTCTTTTTGCTAAAGGATTTAAACACGCATTAATTAGTGCAGAAGAAATTTATTTAATAGATATTATAGCAGGAGAACCTGTAGTTAAAAATGTTAATGTACTTAATGTTAGTACTGTAAGGTCTGGAGAAAGTAATAAAATTGAAGACTCTGATATTATTGTTATTTCAGGGTATATGTCCCCAGGACAAATTATAGATGAGTATCATGATGAACTTAAACCTAGAGAAATAGATAGAGTAGAAAATGATATGATAGGTAACTCTTCAGCAGAATCTGCTATTGACATAGGTAAAAAACCTGACCTTACACTTAAACTAGAAGACACAGTTAATGCTGCTTTCTTAGAAAATGATACTAATTATGGTTCTACATTTGATGGAGCAGGTAACATTAGGGTAGTAAAAGCTTATTGGAAGTCAATGAGACTTATTAAGAAAGTTAAATCTATTAATGCAGAAGGTGAGTATGAATACAGCTTCAAAGATGAAAATTTCCAAATAGATAAAACTAAAGGAGAAGAAGAAACTATTCTATGGGTATCAGAATGGTGGGAAGGCCACAAAATTGGTGGAGGTGTAGGTGATGAAAATGATGATGGTATCTATGTAAGAATGCAACCTAAGAAGGTTCAGTACAGGTCTATGGAAAACCCTTCTAAATGTCATCCAGGAATTGTAGGAACTATATATAACACTAATTCTAACATTGGAGTATCTCTAATGGATAGAATGAAACCATACCAGTACCTTTATAATATTCTAGCATACAACACAGAGCTGATGATTGCTAAGAATAAAGGTAAGATAATGAGATTAGGTCTACATGAAATACCTGAAGGATGGCAAATAGATAAATGGTTATCTATGGCAGAGTCTATGAATGTTGCAGTATATGATGCATTCAAAGAAGGTAATAAAGGAGCATCACAAGGTAAGGTTGCAGGTGCAATGAATGCACAGTCTCCAGTTATTGATATGGAAATGGGTAATAGTATCCAGTTGTATATGAATATGATGGCTTACATTAAACAAGAACTTGGTGAAATTGCAGGAGTATCTGCAGCAAGACAAGGACAAATCTCTACTAGAGAAGCAGTAGGTAATGTAGAAAGAGAAGTAGCACAGTCTTCTCATATTACTGAATACTGGTTTATGGAGCATGACCAAGTTAAACTTAGAGTACTAGAATGTTTACTTCAGACTGCTAAGTATGCTTGGAAAGATAAGAATAATAAAAAAGTACAGTATGTACTAGATGATGGTGCATCTATTATGATGAACCTAGATGGCGTAGAGTTTAATGAGTCAGAGTTTGGATTACTAATCACAGATGGAGCAGGTTCAGCAGAACTAATGCAAAGTATGAAGTCACTTGCACACGCAGGTATTCAAAACGGTATCCTTAACTACACTCAACTTATTGATATATTCTCTACTGAATCTATATCTTCTATTAGAAAGAAACTTACTAGAAGTGAAAATGAGAAACTACAAAGAGACCAAGCTAATGAGGAGAGACAACAAGCAATGCAACAGCAAATGCTAGAAGCTCAAGCTAAAGCTGAATCTGAAGCTAGAGACTTTAAGAGAGAGGAATGGGATAGAGAAGATGCTAGACTAGAAAAAGATTTAGAGAATAACATTACTGTTGAAGCTATGAGACAAGATAATGAAGACTCTAGATATTATGATGGTGGTGGAGCAGATACTTCAAGCTTGGAGAATATCAAAATGCAAGCAGATAAGATAAATAAAGAATATCAAGTTAAAAAAGATGCACAAAAAGAAGTAACAAGACATAATAAAGCAACAGAGAAACTTAAAGAAAAAGAGATTTCTGTTAAGAAGACACAAACTAAGGCTACTC